ATGTGACCACCAAACAGATTATCGTGATAACCTAAGTCACCTTCTTTACACATCTTTGTACTAATCAGTTGCATCTTTCCACTCTTTAGGTAAACTCTCTGCGCTGTACCATCTGAATCCATTTTTCTCTGCCCACTCTGCGTGGGTTCTTTTAGTTCCATCTCTTCTTACTTTTGCTTGGGGCATTGGTGAGTAAGGAGAAGAGAATAAAAAAACTAATTCACATTCTTCAGGTAAATTTTCTTTAATCCATTTGTACTTATTGTATTCAGCATAATCCCAGAACCTTCCTTTTGCTTCTAAGTATATAACTTTATCTTCTAAGATACGAATGAAATCAGGATGATACTTATGTGGGATTGAATACTCTATTATTCCTTTGTGGTGTTCCCAATGCTGTAGTTCTTCTTGGTGAAGGTCGTACTCCCATTTGGAATCGTATCCTTTAGGTAAATCTTTTTCTTTAGGTCTAATTTTTCTAGGTTTTCTGTACCCTCTTGCTTTAGCCATTATCTTTTTCCTTTATTGAAGAATCATAATTTTTAGAAAGTTTCCAGTAAGTTAAAATACTATTAAACATTTCTAAATGTTTGGAGTGTGATTCATCATCCCAAACATGACACGATATTATACTGGTGTCTTTTCTATCTATAAATATAGAAACTCTTTTAGGCTTAACATAGCCACAGCCTTGAGCATATGCTGACAGTTGCATACCATGTTCATCATAAACTAAACGAGAAGGATTTTTTCCAAAAAGATTATCTTTTGTTTTGAAATCCACAAAAATTCCTGACGGAGAATATAAATCTATCTTACCTCCATAACCTTCTTCAGCACAGAAAGAATCTTCAGCTATCCATTCTTCATCAGGGTAATGTTCATCTAGATATCTTTTGATTATTTTATAAGGTTTATTTGTAGAAGTTCCTAGAAAACCTTTCTCTATCATAGCATGTATTTTAGTACCTTGCTTTGCAGATTCCATACCAATCTTTTTAGAATCTTCTTTGCATCTATAGGTAAAAGCTTCTATAGATTCATTCTTTCTTTGTTTAAGAGAGAGAGCAGAGTTTAATGCTTGGTTAATTTTCCAGTTTTCTAATGCAGGTTTAGCTATCATACCCATAACAGTCGTTACGGAAGGAACAAGATTTAATTTTCTTGCATCTCTTAGAGTAGTGTTTCTTTCTTTACCATTTAAGCCTATGATAGTATACATAGGTTCACCCGATTGGGAATACCAATGACCTGCTTCAGACTTAAAGCTATTATAATCTTTAATTTTAGACTTGTCAATCTTTTTCTTTTGCATTTTCTAACTCCTTAAAAGCTTTAATAACATCGCTTGAAAATAATTTTTGTAAATTAACTAAGAACATTTTACTTGCTTTGTTATCTCCACCGGATACAGTTTTAAATTCATCTAAATCATCTACGATTTTTTTAAGTACATCTGTTTTAAATACAAGTGTACAGTATTCATTGTTTCCTACACATAAATTATGGAACCAATAGTCCGATTCAGTAGCACGAATGCCTGAAGGTTTGCCCCAAGATTCATATTCAATGCAAATGTTTCCTGACTTCTGCCAAATATCTCGTTCTGATTTAACTTCTATTTTTTTATTTGTTAGCATCTCTGCTATTTTTTCTTCTCGGATTGTACCATACTGTAAATCCAAGTCGAATTTTTTTCTATCGTTTTTAGTGGGTTTCATTCCAACTATCTCCTATCTTATATTCACCTGTTAAAGGACACTTAACATTATATTCTATGCCTGCTTTTTCTATTGCTTTAATTCCTAACTGTCCAACTTTATCAGCATGTTTTTCAAGCACTTCTATTTGCCACTCATCGTGTATATTTCCTACAAATTTTACTGGTATATTTTGTTCATGTAAATCCTCATATAAAATTGTTAAACCTTTTTTCATTATTGAAGCACCTGCACCTTGCAATAAAGTATTTAAAGCTGAATGCATATATCTTAAAGATATTTTACGACCATCTAATCCTTTGAGATAACCTTTTGCAGATGCTCCCTTAACCCTGTTTCTAAGATGTCCAAATGATGGGAGACTACTAATAAAAGATTGTCTAAGTCTCTTAGCTTGTTGCGTAGTTCCTCCGATGATTTCAGCAATTCTTTTATCACCTGCTCCGAATATGATTGCGTATATAAATGTTTTTGCCTTATCTCTTGATTCAAGTCCAGCAAGTTTCTGATTAGTTGTGTGTATGTCTCCGTATATAATTTCATTTATGTACTCCTTGTTTGCCATGTAGTGTGCTAACATTCTTAGTTCTAAGCCTGAAGCATCAATACCTACTAATTTATTTTCTTTATCTACCACCCAACATTCTCTACAGTCTTTTCCAAAAGGAGAAGTAATAGATGGAACTTGTTGTAAGTTAGGATTTCTTGCACTCATTCTACCTGTTATCGCACCAGTAGATATAACAGAACCATGTACTCTACCATCATCAGCTACTGCTTCTAACCAAGAATGAACTTGTGCTATTCTTTTTTGATACAATAAAAAATCTGCTATAAGCTTAGCTTCTTTTATATGTTTAATCTTTTTTAACGTGCCTTCATCTACTATAGGCTGTCCGGTAGGTGTAAACTTTTTAGGTTTCCAACCAAAATCTTTTAAATATTCTCCTATTTGTTTACGAGAACCTAAATTAAACTCTTGTATTAACTTACGACTAACAAACTTTGCGCCTGATTTAAACTTATTATATTCTTCAGGCGTTAAACGAACTGATTTATTTGCCAATATATCATGACCCATTTTAGATATTGCGCCTGACTTTGTATACTTTCTAGATAAATCTTGTATAGTTTCTTTAGGTTTAAAAGTTTTATGAACTTCTTCCTCTGTTGATTTTAATAAACTATTTAACTTACTCATAAGTTTGGTAGCTCTTTTAACATCAAACTTAAAACCATTTCTTTTTTGTTCTTCAAGAATGTAAGTGACCCTGTGTTCTAAAGCAATACTTTCTTTAGAGAAACCAACAGCCTCGCTTTTTAAATAATGGAATAATCTTTTGTTTACTTTTACATCGTTGATACAATATTTTAAAACATCCTTATCATATTTAGTAAAGTCTTTAGGTTTTTCAGACTTAGGCAGTCCTAATTTTATACCCCATTTACCTAGGCTATGTCCACCTTCTCTAGTTGGAGCAAACAATCTAGATAAAACTAAAGTATCTATAACTTTATCTTTATCATAAAGATTAACACCCGTTAATTTATGTATGACAGGTATATCAAACCCAAGGATATTGTGTCCAATAAGTTTATCAGCTTTAGATAATAAAGATATTCCTTCATTAATATTGTCATCTATAATGTCAAAGTTATATACAATATTTTCTTCATCTATGGCAACAATGCAATTTATTACCGAAGCATTTAAATCGTCTGTTTCTATATCAAATACTAATTCCATATCTTCTCCTCAAAATGGTATATCTTCTTCATTAAAATTAAACAGTTCGTCATTATTTATTTCAGATAATCTGCCCGTTTCTTTATCGTAAGTAAGTGCAGTAGCCATTCCTACATCGCCTGTGTATCTGCATTTTAAAACTCTAAGTTTAGTTGTGCGAGATTCTAAATCATCTTCTGCCTGTTGATTTCTTTCTAAAGCAATAACAGTATCTGATAATTGCGCAATACTGTTTGAACCTCTAAGGTGAGAAAGACTTACACTCACTCCGTTTTCATGTCCTCTATCACCTTGTATTTTTCTAAGGTGTGATACAAGAATAATTCCTGCGCCTGTTTCTTCTACAATACTTCTAATTCTTGTCATAATATTATCTATTGCTCTGCGTTCATCTCCCTCTGTCATAGAGGATACAAGCATATGGAGATGGTCAATGACTACCCAACGACAATCACAACCAACAATTAAATATCTTAGCTTAGAAAATATATCATCAATATCATTTGTTCCAAAGTGAGAATGAATGAATACTCTATCGGTTGAAAATACTTTCTGAAACATATTATTTAATTTATCTTCAGACATTTCATTGCGAACTTCATCCATATATAATCTTTGATTAGCTTCTATAGATAGAATACCATCAACTGTTCTTCTCCAGTCTTCTTCTAAAGCAATGATGCCTACGTTATCTTTTGTATTATTAATAAGCCAATGCTCTAGTTCTCTAGTGACTGAGGATTTTCCAAGACCAGTACCACCTGTTAAAGTAAGTAATTCTTTTTGTCTAAGACCTACTATCTTTTTGTTTAAACCTTCCCATTCAAACGGAACACTATCTGTATGCTCTCTGTCTAAAAAATCTTTTTGCTTTTCAGAAACACGAATGATACCACTAGGCGTATATATTTTTGCACCCCACCATGCAGTTACAAAATCTTCGTACTTGTTTTGTTTAAGCATGTCATTAGCATCTTTAAATTCGGAAGGCAGTTGCATAATTCTAGCTTTTCTAGGCTTGAGAATACTTGCAACCTTTTTTGCAGCTTCTCTTCCTTGCTTATCATTGTCAAAACAAATAACAACATTTTCAAAACTCTCAATGTATTCTATATTTTCTTTGACATCTTTGACTGCTCCTTGTGCGCCTGTTTTAATACTAACAACAGCCCACTTACTACCGAGCAATTCATATCCTGCCATTGCATCGCACTCACCTTCTACTAAAGTTATATATTTTCCACCACCCTTAAATAAATTCTGACCAAACAAAGATGTATTTTTAATATCTCCTTCACATGAAAAGTTTTTATTTTGTGTGTATCTTACTTTATACCCTGACAATTCATTGTTATTATAGTAAGGATATTTATGCTGAGCAATTTTACCTTGACTATCAAATACAACTTTAACCCCAAACTTTTTAGCTGTGGCTAAAGAAATTCTTCTGTCAGACAAAGCAGAAAATTCAGAGCCTTGTTGCTGTTGTGTTATGTGATTGTTTGTATATGCCATACTATCTCCTGATTCATAATCGTGAAAAAATTTACCGCAACTAAAACATTTAGCAGAACCATTCTCATTTTGAGATACGGCATCACTACTGTCACAAGAAGGGCAAGGTAATCTGTGTTTAATAAATTTCAAAGCATTCTCCATTTCATTCTCCCATGAAAAAGGGCTTATGTAAAGAGCAAAACACAGGAGAAATAAGTTTTACATAAGCCCATATATGCTAGATGAACTAGCTTATTCGTCAGAAGATTTATCTATTGATTCTTCCTCTGCCGATTCATTTTTTGTAGATACTATAGCCTCTTCACTATCTTGTAAAAGATTTTCAAGAGCATTTCTCTGTGCATTATTAGCGATAGCTAAAGCTTCTAGTATTACTTCAATAGTAGCAACCTTACTAACTATAGTGTTAGCCTGTGCTTGCTTATTACTATCACTAATTTTTGTAGTATCATAAGATATTGTTTCATTGTCTTTAGTCAACATGATTTCCATATTAAAATTCCTCCCCGTCACCATAAGGATTTAGTTCAGAACCATCTTCTGTTTTACTATTAGGTCTTTCCAATTCCATTACTTGCATAGCTTGAAAGTCCATACCTTTAAACTTTCCGAATTTATTTTCAACTTCCCAAGGATTAAATTGAACATTTACCTTAGAACCATTACCAACCAATTCATTTAAAGGTTCTTTACTGGCATCAAATAAACGAGGTGCAGGTCGTGCATTGCCCTTATTATCATACGCCTTTCTTTTAATTGATAAAGCTTTCCCTATATACTCAGGCTCACCTGAAGCATTTTTAATGTGAAAGTCTTTAACCTTATGTCCTTTTTCAGACCAATAATTAGCTCTTTCATCAGACACTACCAACTCTACACAATACACAGGTTCAAACGTTGTGTTTGCAGAGGTGACACTAGCCCAATAAGCTATTCCTGTTTCTACCATATCATACTCCTATAACTAATGGTTTATATTACATGCATTATATCACAGTGAACAACACAATGCAAGGATTATTTTGCGGTAGTTTTGATAAAGCAGACTACCAACTGCTTCTACGCTAGTTTGATTTGTTTACCCACAGCTTAAATTACTAGCAAAGTCTGTGCGCTTGTAAGGAACTGTTTATAACTCGTTTAGCACCTCATGGGTAGAGTGGCAGGAATGAATTTATGTTGGCTTCCTTTTCTTACCAAACCCTTACAGTAGCTCGTGTCCTAACCACGACTGGCACATATTGTATCACAGTCAGAGTCCTCGTGTCAATACAATCGTGCGCTTATTTATGTATTAAAATTCATATTAATCTCCTGTTGTTCAAAATCTTTTAAAGAAATATTATTTAATGTTTTATTTTTATTTTTCTTTAATATATTTTTTAAATTTTTATAGAACCATCTTTCAGTATATGCAGAAAGCATTAGCCTGTTGTTAGCATAAATGTATTTCTCATTCTCGTCAGGCATTAAACTCTTGTAAGTTTCAAGAGTCACCTTTGGTTTATCTGCATCAGGCAAAAGACTTTGTATCCAAGATATACAAAGTTCTCTTGATTTTTTTCTAAGTTGTTTAGCTTTTTTACTGTTCATTATTTTCTTCCTTTTCTCTATTTAAACGAGCCATAAATTCTAAATCGGCTGTAGAAATTGTGTCCATACTGTTAGCTAGTAAAAACCTGTATGCATATATTAAAAACAATCTTGTTTCATTTTCTGTACTAAACTCAGGTTTAAAACCAAACGTTGTTTCACTTACAAAATCTACTATGTCATCAAACAAATCGGGTCTACCTACAATAAATTCATCTGTAGAATATTTAGATAGAACTCTAATTACTTTACTTCTATGTATAATTTTACTTGGTTCATTTAAAGGTATTACTTTATTCATAAAGTCCATCCCTCCTCCTGCTGATTAACATCATCCACCCATACTTCTTGTAAAATATTAAAGATGTCGTTAATTGTTGACCATTCAAAATCACACCAATTACATTCGTGCAGTTTTATTTGACAGCCTTCCTCATCAAACATCTCACATTCATTACTAATGATTGCTCTTCCGTCATCTCCATCAAAATATAAAACTTCTGTATAACTATCTCTATCTCCATAAGAAACTACAAAGTTTGGATAATCATACTTGTTGTTGGAAATACTTGATATATTACGCTCATAAAATTCGTCTTCAGTTATGTTGAATCTATCAAGTATTCTCTTTACTGATTCTGTATATTTTTTCTTATGCTCTTCATCATTCATCAGACACCTCCTTATTTAATAAAGTTATACATTTCAATATGCCTTTTATGTCTAGGTTTTCTCTTAGTAAATCAACACTATGTTTTGTTTCATATTCGTCAAAGTTAAGAGTGTTTTTATTGCAGTTTTCGTAGACTAAATCCTCCAACTGT